CATTGGAGATCTTGAACTGCTCCTGCTGGGCTGGAGAGATGCCGCTGCTGGCGTTGATCTTTGCTCGCTCGATGATCTGTGATGGGTCCGTGCCATAACGGCTGGTCATGTACTCCTGAGCCTTCTGAGGACCAATCACCTGAGCCAAACGCTGCTCCATGTTGGTGGCAATCTGCAGCGCTTGAGCTGGATCCTGCTGTACTCGAAGGAGGTGGTCCAGCTCATACAGCCGGTTCTGAGCGTAGTCCTGGCGCTTCGTTTCATCCGTGAGGTCCTGCTCCTTGATGGTCGCGACCTCCTTTGCCAGGTTGCCGACCTGCTCAAACGGAACGCCCTCCGTCAGCGCCTGGTGAAGGATGCCCTCCTTGTTGATGAGCACCTTACCGGTCTTTGGGTCCACCTTGGTGTAGTTCTTGCTGATCTCCGTGATGCGCTTTGAAGCACCGATTTGACGGGCCTTCTCAGCGGTCTCCTGCTCCTGTGCAGCGGTAGCCGCGCGTCGAGCAGCGAGCTCGCTCTCAATCTGCTGAGGTTGATACTGCACACGGGTCATCAGCTCACGAATGCTCAACCCCTTCTGAGCGGAGCCCATCGGGTCAAACTGCGGAACACCTTGACCTGCTTGTAGGGCGATCTGTGGGTTAAGCGCCATGTTTATTCTCCTCGACCTGGGTCATAGGTGCCAATGAAGGGGTTAGGCACAGTGGTTGTACCTCTACCTGCTCCACGAAGGAACTGCATTGTGTAGTAGTTGTTCAAGCCGCTGTTGATGCCACCAACCAGTGCGTTGGTGCTGCCAATTTGACCAGCTGCCGAAGCCGCCGCGCCACCGGTAAGGTAGTCGCTTGCACCACGAGCACCCGCCATGGTGTTGCTGCCAATGTTGGAGGCGGTGGTGCTGGTTGCAGCACTCATTGCATTACCCGCGCCGGTGCCGATACCGGCAAGGGTAGAAAGACGGTCAAACAGCGTCGCCTTGTTCTTCATGAAGCGCTCATAGGCACTGCCGTACTCCTGTGAGGCAGCTTCCTGACCGTAGGTAGTGATGTCCTTCAGCGCCTGTCCAGAGAAGCGGTTACCACCTGCTGCCTGTCGAGCCGCAAGGGCGCGCTGCCCTTCACGCAGACGGAACTCATACGATGGATCCATGTAGAGGTCCTGACCGGTGAACTCCTGGTTCAGCTGACCTGCGTACTGACCGGCCGCGGCGTCCATCTCCTCCTGAGTTGGCCCGTAGTAGATGCTGCCGATGCCGTAGGTTGGATCAGGTGGAAGCGGATTGCCATCAGCATCGACCGCCTCACCTGCCGCATTGGTGTAGGTTGGCACCGAGGCTGCCACGTCTCCCGACGGGCCGCTGCTTCGTGTCGGGACCTGCAGCGGGCCCAGCCCCATGCCTCCCATCAGTGCCGATAGAGCAATGTTTCCGCCACGATATCCCGGAGCGGAAGTTAGCAGCTGCTGTTGAAGAGCGGCTGCCTGAAGTTGGTTTGCCTCTCGAGAGGCTTGAAGTTGAGTCTGTGCTGCCTGCTCGGCCGCACGGGCTTGGGTCTTGGCCGCGCTCTTAGCGGAGCTGCTCCCAATTGCACCTCCGACAAGACCAACGGCAGCTCCGGCCACGGCGCCCCAGCTCATGATTGAACAGCAATGTCCATCGCTGCCTCCTTTAGTCTTTCCACAACAGTGGATGTATTTATCAACATTTGACGAAACTCCTCTTCAGGAATGATGACCTGCTTCTCAATCTCGTCAAGATCCGTCGTCTCAACGGCATGAACGTTCATGAACTCAAGGTCCTCGGTGACAAGGGCGGCCTTCTTCTGACCAGCTTGGGCAACGAATACTGCCGGCGCGCGCATTTCAACCAAGCTGCCGTCGTCCTTGGTGACGATGAGGGCACCCTTGAGGAGCACGCAGAGGTGCTCCGTTCGATGTGGCTTACCCACGACAACCGTGCCAGCTGGTGCCTTCATGATGCGACCGTAGACGCCTGAAGCAAAGTGATGCTCATAGGTGAGCTCAACCGGTGGCAGCGCTCCCTTTGAGATGTGGTCCTGCAGGCTACAGACCTGCTCCTGAGATAGCGTTGGCTTCTCGATGAGGTTCATGCAAATCCCCTTTCGATGTCCAGGTAGGCGCTGAGCATGGCGATAAAGACGGGCTCATCGGTAAAGACCTGGAAGACCACGTCCCTTCCCTTACCAAGGCGCTGCCAGCGGGCGCGCTTAAGGTACTCACCAACCTTGCCCACGCTGCTGAAGATTGGGTTCCCGAAGGTGTGACCTCCGTCCCTGGACATGCGCAGCACCAAGCGAGGATCCGTGTTGGAGCCAACGCCTGGCTGGATGTCCACCTGAAGCGTCTTGTAGAAGACGTTCGCCAGGTCCTGGGAGCTGTGCGGTGTTTGACGCAGCTTGCGGAAGTTGTCCTCGTCGTCCTGGTGGTACGCTTGATCGTAGACGTAGAGGCGGTTGTCCTCAAAGTCCCCGATGATGTGCTCTCCGTTGAGGAAGCAGTGCACCTCAGCTCGATGCCGATCCTGCTCACCTGACACGTTTACGCTTTGGCGCTCATGCCACTGCTTGCTGGTCATGTCGTACACGTACGTCGTCTCGGCGCCTGGAAGGTTCAGCGCGTAGAAGTAGTGCCCATTCTCCTGCCAAGCATAGGCGGTGCTGCTTGAAAGATCCCCGAACTGCTGAATGCGGTACTCAATGGCGTGCGTGGAGATGCGGGTTGGGCTGTCGTTCTCCATTGAGTAAACAACGCCGTCGCCCTGGTCATTGGCGCCCAGCCAGCAGAAGGTGCCGGCGATCTTCTTGACGGTTGCCGGAGAGCTGCAGCCCATGTTAAAGGCACGACCGCTAATGAGGCTGAATGGAGCCGAGGCACTGGCACCGGTGAGCGCCCATACCTCAAAGGTCCGTGCACCCAGCAGGTACAGCTGCTCGTTGTTTGAGATGCAGCACACCAGCACGTCAGGTGACGTAACAGCGGAGCTTTCATTCAGTGGCGGGAAGTCCACGCTGTCCAGGTCGCTCAGGAAGAAGTTACTGGTTCCTGGCACCTCAAGGATGAAGTACCCACCTTGATAGGTTACCGACCTTGCGCCGTTGTAGAAGTTAGGATCCACGATGGTCTCAAGAGCGGGAGCCGAGAGGTCAATGGTGTAGCCGTTCGTGCCGTCAACCAGCAGCACGTGCGTTCCATTGTCAGCCATCTGGACTGGACCAACCGAGGTGTTCAGGTTCCCAACCAGCTCAATGGGCGTGCCCTCCGCGGAGGAGAGCTGGAAGACCTGATTGCCAGACACGATGTACGCGAGCTGGCTGTTGGAGATGGTGTAGGCGCCGCGGATGGGACCAAGACCAAGCTCCTGGACCTTGCGAAGACCTGCACGGGACAGCATCACACCGGGTTGACCGCCCTTGCCGGCGCCGACCGAGGAGAGCTCAAGGTACATGTTTACCGTGCGCTGGCTGTCAAAGGTACGAGAGCGGCTCTCATAGGACCCGCCGATGAAGGGGAAGGGAGAGGGCTTAAGGTTCTCCATTACCAGACCCTATTTGGAAGGACGTCGCCGCCGGAGTAGGTGTCGATGATGGTCCAGTTACGGGCGTTCTTGGTTAGCGCTCGGGCTCCAGGCGAAAGGTTCTGTACCGGGATCTTCTGGTTCAGCTTCTTGATGAGCTTCTCCGCTTCAATGAGACTGGAGAGCACCGCCTGTGGTACCTCCTTACCAAACTCAGCAGCCAGCTCAACGGCGAGCTTGAAGCGCAGGTAGCGCTCATAGCCAGGTGGAAGATTGAGCTCCTGATCGAGGTCCTCGTAGCGAAGCAGCGGCTCCCACAGCCACAGCTCCACGGCGTTGACCTGCTGTGGAACAGGCCAGACGGAGAGCTGACGCAGCGGGAAGTTCCCGTCGTCGTACAGAACGGTGGGCCACTGGTTGCTCATGCCGCGCAGCACAATGTTGGCGTACTGCTCGTCGTTTACCAGGCTCAGCGGGAAGAAGTTCGTGCTTGGTCCGTAGGTAATCTCATACGGAGCCACAACGGTCACGGTGTCGGTTGCCTCACCGGTGCTGTTCTGCAGAGTTACCGTGAACTCACCAGCCTCAACGTAGGTGTGCGTCTGTGTGCTGCCGCCGACGCGATCCGTTCCATCACCAAAGTCCCAGCTGGTGTTCGTCGCACCTGAAGTGGTGTCCACGACCGTGACGGTGAGAGGATAGGTTCCCCAGTTAGCTGATAGCGTAAAGGTAGCCATAGGTCCTCCTTAGATCTGGTACTCGTAGGTTGCCGCGTCGTAGCGGACTATGTTGCTTCGGCGGTACTCGTCGATGATGAGCTGGCTTGCAAAGGCACCGACGTTGCTGAAGACCGTGAAGCCGCCTGTATTCTCAATCGTGCCGTAGGTGCTCCAGAAGTCGTTGTTGTCCATCGGGATGTTCAGGACGCGAGTTCCATTGGCGTAGATGCTGAGCGAGCCACCGGTTGCACCTTCAATGCAGATCGCGGTGCAAGTGTCGACCTCAAGCGGGATGGTTGCCAGGGTGCCGCTGTCGATGTCGCC